TCCGTCTTCGCGCCTCCGAATGCCGCCCACGATACTTGCGACGGTCAGCCGGTAAATATCCACGGACGCAACGACCTGCAATGCCTCTTTCCACTGCCCCCCAAACATGGAGCGCAGCAAGGAGAACCGAAACCGGAAGTCGTCAATCTTCTCGGTAAAGGTCATCCACCAGCCGGATAGCGTATTCAGCGGAAGAATCGCGCGAGGCTCCATTGATCCTGCGCCGGCCGGGTCCGCGAGGTTTTCCGGAGCGTAGTCCTGTTCGCCCGCTCGAACGAACGGAAGATCATGGCGTCCGGCGCGCATCACCACCCCGGTATCGAGGTCGAGCGGGTCTTCATGCCCGACGCAGAACCACACCCCTTTCCCTTGTACCTTGACGTTCGATTGCTTGCCTTGTTTCTCCGAAACCCATTCAGCCCCGGACGCACGAAGCCAAGGCGCTGACAGTTTTTGAAGCTGGCGCACCTTGGATTCTGCAACCGGGTGTCCCCCGGACGGCCAGGATTTCGGATATTTGCTCATCGCACTTCGTAGGTCTTCACGAATGCCGTCCAGAATTCCGGCGTCTCGGGCGGCTCGCCATATAGCCGAAGTATCTGCCCACTGGTGGGGCTGGTGTTGTGATTCAGCCGGCCGAGAAACAGGAATTCCGTGTCAGAGAGGGGGAACAGAAACTGCGAGCAAACTTGGTCGGCAGGGTTTGCATACCCTGCTTGCCCCGAGGCCAAAACGGTTACGCCTGGGGACACAAGAAACGTGTATCTATCCCGGGCGTTAGCTATTGACGTCTCGGAGATCGTGTGGAGGATTCCGAACTTCGTGTAGATCGCAGAGCCGAAAGTAGTAGCCCCGGACGTGCCGGCAAGTGATTCCGTTCCATAAGGCGACCAAGACGTTCCATCCGTCGTTACTTTAAGTTCGCTCCACCCAACAAAATCCCCTTGTTTGAATCCTGCTACAAAAACACCCTCATCTCCAATCGGAATGCTGATCGTAATACCAAGAGCACCCATAACATCGCTCAAACTGGATATTGAGTTGTCAGCGTTAATTGATGCGAGTGCAGAGTGAGAGGCCCACAGCTTGTTGTTGGAAAGCGGGTTAATCACCAGGGGCTGTGGGTGGTAGAAAATGTTAGCCCCCCAGTAATTGATGTTTGCAGGGTCAAAATTTGCGATGACCTCGCTTCCGTCCACTGCGCCAAGCGTCCCTACACGCCCAGCACCAGTATGCTCAACCAGTATGTATCCGCCGTTTCCAGCCCCGGAGATGTACCACCGGTTCGTCGCGGTATGCGCCTTCCACAGCTCCCACGTCGTCCCGTCAAAGGACCGGTACACGCTGGTCGTTGTGGACGATGACCCGCCCGTGAGGAACAGCACCTGACCAGTGCTGTTCAGCGCGCAGGCGTACGTGAATGTCGTGCCGAAACTGAATACCAGCTCGGCGGATTGCACGTCTTCCGAGAGCCGGTAAATTCCAGTGCGGGATGCCGCGTATATCCTCGACCCGTGCTGTATCGCTGTGACGAACTCCACCCCATAGTCGATCATGGGGAGGAGTTGTTTATCTAGGACAGGGAGGAATGCCACGGCTCAGCCCCTTTACGCCGTGGGCAGCGCAAGAACGTAGTGCTCGATCGTCTTGGCCTGTCCGGACACGAAGTCGGGATTCATGTTGAGATCCGCACCGAGCTGGGCGACGGTGCCCTGCACGCGCGCGGCCGTCGCGGATTCAGTACCGTCATCTCCTGCGGCGACGAAACGGTAGAAAGTCGCGGTGTTGGTCGCGACGGCCGTTCCGCTCCAGGTTTCCGCGGGGGCTTTCGCGAGCACGCCATTGACCGCGGCCGTGTCGAAGTGGATCCCGGAGCCCGCGCCGTTGAGGGTGAACGCGCACAGCAACGTGGCCGCACCCAGGGCTGCGTCGGCCGTCGCCGGTGCCGTGCCGGCATAGACGTTGATCCGCCCGCCGTCGAGGCCGGACTTGAGGGAGCCGGTAGCCATCATGCGGTTCCGGAGACCCGTGGAAAGTTTCACAGCCATGTTGTTGCTCCTTATGCAGATTGCAAATCAATGATGGCCAGGACTCGCATGATGAAGTCCGGACCAGGGGTCTTCGGGCTGGCCAGCAAAACCGCAGACAGCAGGATCCCGGAGGCGGCGCCCTTGGTGGGGGTGCTGATGAGCGCCATGCCCCGGACCGTCGTGTCCGTCGTGAAGTCGAACTCGGCGCGATTCGCGGCGTTATCGACCACGCCGCCCGATGCTGTCGCGGTGTTGATCTCGATACGCGTTGCTCCGGCATACCCCGTGAGTTCCCCGGCGAGCGCGGGGAAGGTGGCAGCCGTGTCCGTATCCTGCGGGGTGTAGGCATTCCCGAACGGGAGCAGGTACCACGACAGCACCTGGGTCGCGCCATTTAGTGCCACGTCCAGCACGTGGTTCCTGCCCTCCTCCGGCATGACGTTGTGCACCGTCTCGGTCGATACGACCTCCCCGGTCCTGCGATTCACGGTCTCGACCGTGTACGCGAACCCGGCTTTTTGCGTTTCTTTCACAGCATGTTCTCCTTGCGAACCAGTTCGGCTTCGAAATACGTCGACGCGGCTGCAGAGGTTGTGTCCGGTCCGGACAGCGTCGCGACGATCTGCCGCAGCCCGTTCTGCTCCCGGTACAACGTCGCCCCTGTCTGCGCCGCGCCAACGGCGGCGACGTCCTCTTGCGCGTTCCGCAGTTGGCCCTGCGTATCGCCGATGACCAGCCCGCGCGTGCTGAGCCACACCACCCCGGTGCCGTTCTCCACTCGCGCTGCGGAGTGCGCTGCAGCCCCGTAGGGCAGGATCTCGACCAGCCGCTCGGGCTGGTCCACGTCAGCCCCAGGGAGCCACCACGTTTTGTCCTGCGTGGCGAGGTACAGCCCGCCCTCGACCGGCTCCACCAGAGTCAGGCCGGCGATCAGGATGCGGTTGCGCATCGGGTGGTAGAGCCAGTGCGCGAAGGGCTCGGAGTAGCAGAGCTGGGCCGAGTCCGCAGTCAGCAGGCGCCCGTGGTAGTAGCGCACGATGCGCCCCGGCGGCATCGGCACCAGGCCGACCGTGTCGAGTTGCCGGCCCAGCGTCTGCGGGACAAGCGGAAACGAGTAGCTGGAGGCAATCGTGGTCGTCGCGTGATAGAGCACGTCGCCGTTGAGTGGGGACAGGTAGATGTTCGTGGCGGCAGCGGGGTCGCCAGGGAGTCCAGAAATCTCGATGCGCCCGCCGTCGGGCACCGTCACCTGGACGGGCCACGTCGCACCGGACTCGCGACCTTCTGCGTCCGCGGCTGTGATCGCGACCTGATAGACACCCGCATGCAGCGCGCCGCCGTTCGACGCGGTTACCACCGGCGCCGGGTTCGGCGGCGACAGTGGAGGAGAGCTCACTCCACCGTTGATGAACCCAAGCTCGACACCGTTCGACCAGGCGCAACGCCCGTCCGGCAGCCGGCAATACGACACTGCGCGCCCCGGAGTTAGTCCGCTACGCACGACCTCGCCAGCCGGGAAGGTCTTGAGGTCGCCACCATCCACGAAGTACGCGCCCTGCTCGTCCGCCCACAGGCTATGACAGTCCGCTCCGGCCAGCGCAAGCGTGGTCCCTTTGCGCCGCTGGAGCGTGCCCGTGGCGGTCAGATCGACGTTCACCGCGTTGCGCAGGTAGTCGCCCGCCTTCCGACCGCGCTCGACGAGGCCAAGTTGGTGGTCCGGGAGGCGGTTGTTCATGCCTGCGAATGGACCAAGTGGTGTCGTGTCAGCACTCATGTTTTTCTGCGCTTCCAGTTGCGCCACGCGCTCGGCGCGGCTTCGTCGGACAGAAGATCAACACCCAACGTTGGGATAGGGAGTCGGGCAGGCTTCACTTGTACCTATTCCTGGTTGATCTATGAAGTGACTTGATGCTCCTGGTGTCATGGCGCACTCCTGCGCGCCGGAGGTGGCCGTTAGGCCTAATCTTGCTGGGATTGGTTGCTCTTCCGCCTTTGAGTTACGGGCGCGCGAGGGGG